TATGGAAATTGGAGTTAAAAATGATGAACAACTCATCAAAATGGCTACCATTGTTCAACGTGCTTTACAAGTACAAGCCCAAAACGGATCTAATGAATTAGCTTTCTCAGATGAAGAAAAAGCTCAATTATTTGATTTAGCTAAAAATGTTGGAGAGAAAAAATAATGTCTGATGGATTCAGTAATATATTAGGTAGAGTAAATCCTGTAGGAGGTAATAGAAAATCCACTGCTGGTTCTCCTATATTCACAGCCCGAGTCAATAATATTATTTTATGTTCTGAAGATGAAGGATATAATGAAAATGGACAAGACGCTTCTATTGGTTTTATATTCTTTAGTAACCCAACATCAAATTCTCCTTCACAAAAAAACTTAGCTAGACCTTTATTTCCTTTTCAAAAATATTACCCACTAATTAATGAGTTAGTATATTTAATAGGTTTACCATCAACAGATATAAATGATAAACCTGCTGCTTTAACTTATTATTATTTTGCTCCTATTAATATTTGGGGTAGTAATCATCATAATGCTATTCCTGATGAAATTTTTACAGACCAATCTCCAGACTATCAAAAACAAGATTATGTTACTGTAGGAAGTGGTGTAGCAAGATATGTAACAGATGGTAGTACAGAAATTGATTTAGGATATACTTTTCAAGAAAGATTAGACCTTAGAACATTACAACCTTATGAAGGTGATTATATTCTAGAAGGTAGATGGGGCAATAGTATTAGATTTGGTTCTACAGTTCTTAATGGTGTACCGTCAAATACTTGGTCTGATTCTGGTATTAATGGAGATCCTATTACTATTATAAGAAATGGTCAATATAAACAAGAAGGAGTTGACCCATGGGTTCCAATTGTAGAAGACATTAATCAAGATTCAGGTTCTATTTACCTAACATCAACTCAAAAAATTAGTATAACCCCACCTACAGTGTCTTATAACAGCTACTCTACTCAGCCAACCGCAATTAATGAGTATGTAGAGCCTCAAGTTATAATAAACTCAGGTAGGTTAGTATTTAATTCTTTTCAAGACCATGTCTTATTATCTTCTAAAAAATCAGTTGGATTAAATGCTGTAGAAAGTGTTAATATTGACACACCTAAAACTGTAATACAATCAAAAGAAGTTTATTTAGGAGGTAAAGAAGCAACTGAACCTGTATTAAAAGGAGATGCTACAATAGCTGAACTTTCAGACCTAGTTCAAGAATTAATTTCTTTAGGGTTAGCTATGAAATTGGTTGTTCACCCTGCTTTTGCTCCTGTGACAACAGTTTTAAATGATTATTTATTTAAATTAAATCAAATTAACGCTAACTTATTAACCAAAACTAAATCAACTTATAGTAAAACACTGTAATGGCTTCAGGAATTGATATATTTGAATTATACAACAGTTTACCTGATGAATATAAAGAAAAAGGTAAAGATAAAGTAAAATCTACTTTAAATAAAAGAGTTATTGCTCCTTTAAAACAAAAATATATCCCTAAAATAGAAGAATATATTACTGTTCAAATTAATGGTTCTAATCTTTCTGATAATGTTAAACCTGAAATTATTGATTTAGCTATAAACCAAGTTAATAACCCTCGCTCAACACCAGATGCTAGGGCATTAGCTATTGAAAAAGCAAAACAAAGAGTTGATGAAGAAGCTCAAAAAAATCTTTCAAGTCTTTGTTTATCTCCAACCAACACTCAGAAACTTCTTGATTTAAGAAATAAACTAGTTAATGATTTAAATAAATTAAAAAAAGTTGTTGACCCTATAAACCAAGTTATTAATGCTTCAGCATTTACAGTAAATACAAGTATAAGCACTGTTAAAAGTATAAGAACAGCTAAAACAACACTTAACGCTACAATATCAGCCCAAGCAGCAGCTGGTCTTCCTCCATCCCCTATTTATCTTAATCTTCAAAATCTTGTAAATGCTGCTAACACAGGTTTAGATTTATTAAGATTTGATGAAAAAGGTAATTCTAAATTAAATGATATAAGTGAATTTTTAGATTCTGTAGCTATTCCTATAGGTATTTTTGGTTTCTCTATAACTAAAGTAGTAAACTTATTAAGTATTTTAGACTTACTTATAGTAAAATGTGACCCAAAAGCAGAACTTAATGATGTAGACTCTTTATTTATAGGTATAGCAACTGCTCAAAACAATGCTGATAAAGACCAAAAACAACCTATTGATACTTTTTATAAAGGATTTAATTTATCAATTGAAGAAGAACCATCAGTGACATACGGTACAGTAAAAAGAAGAAGAGCTGTAGCTAAAAATTCACAAGGTATAACATTAGTCTTTACCCCTTATTCATTCACAACTAATGACCAAACTTTAATCCAGGAAATAAAAACTATAATAGATGGATTAAGAATAGGTAACACTCAACAATTATAAAAAACTAATTAAATTAATATTTATAACTAATGAAATCAACAGAATTTAAAAAATTAATCAAGGAAGCTGTAAAAGAAGCTATCCAAGAAGAATTAAAAGAAATTCTTTTAGAAGCAGTTCGTGCCCCAAAACAAGTTATGACTGAATCAAAAGACACTTATGCTCAACCTCACATTGAAAAACCAAAACAACTATCAGCTCAAGAACGTAGAGATATGTTTGCTGGTATGTTAGGTGAAATGCAAAATGGAGGAGCAGCTAACACAGCATATGCTGGAAACTTTAACCCAGGAAATGCTGACACAGTTAATGGAGCCTTACCAGAAGGACAAGTTTCTTTAGACCAAATAATGGGATTAATGACTAAATAATGGCATTTGGAGTAATACAAAAATACCCTATTGAAATAACTAGTTCTTTAAGACCTCAAAGAGCAGTAGGGGTGAGTATTCCTTTTAATGCTGATGCTGTTTTTAGATCAACATATACAACAGCAGAACAAATTAAGTCTAACTTAATTAATTACTTTTTAACCAATAAAGGAGAAAGAGTATTTAATCCTACTTTTGGATCAAGTTTAAGAGAATATGTTTTTGAACAATTAACTAATCAAACTTATAGTAGTTTAGAGCAAGTTATTCAAACTGATGTTCAACAATTTTTCCCTAATGTAACAATAGAAAATTTAAACATATATGGTTTTGAAGATAGTAATGAAATGCAAATAGAACTAACATATTCTGTTAAAAACTTTGGAATAAATGATACAATAACCCTTACATTATAATGGCTAACGTTAATAGAAATATAAATTATTTAAATAGGGACTTTACAAGTTTTAGAAATACTTTAATTGAGTATTCTAAGACTTATTACCCTAATACTTACAATGACTTCACTCCAGCATCACCAGGAATGATGTTTATGGAGATGGCAGCTTATGTAGGTGATGTTTTATCATTTTATTTAGATAACCAAGTACAAGAAACTTTCTTACAATATTCAAGACAAGTCACTAACATTTTTGACTTAGCTTATATGTTAGGTTATAAACCTAAAGCAACTAATGTATCTGTAGTTGATATTGATTTTTATCAACAAGTACCAGCCATTGGTTCAGGAGTTAATAATGTTCCTGATTATAATTACTCTTTAACATTACCTTCAAACACACAAGTTTCTACAGGAGGTACTACTTTTATTATTGAGGATCCTATTAACTTTGCAAGAAGTAGTTCATTAGACCCTACAGAAGTTTCAATATATGAAATTTCAGGAGGTGAACCATTATTTTATCTTTTAAAGAAAACTAGACAAGCATATTCTGCTACTATTAAAACAACAGAATTTACTTTTGGAAGTTATCAAGCTTTCCCAACTGTTTTAATTGATGATTCTAATATTGTAGGAATTTTAGATATAACAGATAGTGAAGGTAATGTTTGGTATGAAGTAGATTATGTTGGACAAGAAATGGTTATGGATTCTATTAAGAATACTAACCAAAATAACCCTAACTATTCAACTGGAGATAATGCTCCTTATCTTTTACAACTTAAAAAAGTTCAAAGAAGATTTGCTACTCGTTTATTAGACGCTACTACTTTACAAATACAGTTTGGAGCAGGTAATCCTTCTGATACAGATGAAGTTATAACTCCAAACCCAAACAATGTAGGTATAGGTTTACCATTTGGTAAAGATAGTTTAACTGTAGCTTATTCTCCAACTAACTTTTTATACACAGATACTTATGGTGTTGCGCCTGTTAATACTACTTTAACTGTAAGATATTTAACAGGAGGAGGAGTTAATTCAAATGTAGCTGCAAATAATATTAATAGATTAATAACAACAGCTACTTTTTTAAATAATAACTTAACTACAGCTACAGCTAATAATATCTTAGCCTCATTAACAGTTAATAACCCATCAGCAGCTTCAGGTGGAAAATCAGGAGACACAGCTAATGAAATTAGACAAAACACTTTAGCTAATTACCAGGCCCAATTACGTAATATTACTCAAAACGATTATTTAGTTAGAGCTTTATCTATGCCTTCAAAATATGGTGGAGTTGCTAAAGCTTATATTGAACCAACTAAAGCTCAAAATGTTAATGTTGGTGAAAAAATAACAACTTTAGACTTATATGTTTTAGGATATAATAACTTATCCCAATTAACTACTGCATCAGATACTGTTAAATCTAATTTAATTAATTATTTATCTCAATATAGAGCAGTTAATGATTCTGTAAGAATTAAAGATGCCTTTATTATAAACATTGGTGTTAATTTTGAAATTATTACTTTACCTAATTTTAATAATAATGATGTCTTAATTAAATGTGTAACAGCTTTACAAAACTTTTTTAATATTCAAAACCAACAAATAAACCAGCCTATTGGTTTAAGAGATTTATACATCTTATTAGATAGAATACAAGGTGTACAAACAGTAAAAAATATTAGTATTGTTAACAAAACAGGATTAAGTTTAGGATATAGTAATTACGCTTATGATATTGCTGGAGCAACAAATAATAACACTATATATCCTTCACTTGATCCAATGATTTTTGAAGTTAAATACCCTAACACTGATATTCAAGGAAAAGTAGTACCTCTATAATAAAATAAAATGGCAGTATATAAAATATTCCCTACTAAAGACGCGACAATATATTCTTTATTCCCTAATATGAATACAGGGTTAGATGAGATGATTGAATCAACTCTTACTACTTTTGCTTATTCAACAGTTAACCCTCAAGCTAGCAGATTTTTAGTAGCTTTTGATGCTGCTACTATTGAAAATATTATAGAATCAACTACTTACTTAGGTATTAGCGGCTCAGAACAATTATTAGATACAGGATCTTGGACAGCAAATTTAAGATGTTTTGTATCTACAGCTACAGGTTTAGATATTAGCCCAACAGGAACCTTATTAGAAATATACCCAGTTTCAGGTTCTTGGTCTATGGGAACAGGAAAATACTTAGATGATCCTATCTCAGTAGATGGTACAAGTTGGTATTGGAGAGACTATTCAGGTAGCAATGCTTGGACAACTAACAATTCTTCTTATAATCCTTATTCTACAGGTTCATATACTGGTTCATCTGATAATAGAAATATTAATGGGTATGCTGGAGGAGGTACTTGGTTTACAGGCTCAACTGTATCTTATTTTAATACAGATACTTACCCTTTAAGAGCTACTCAGTCATTTTCTTACTCAAGTGATAAAGATTTAAATGTAGATGTATCTAATGTAATTAGAGCTTGGTATACAGGAGCTATTCCAAATGAGGTTTTTGATGGATTTATTGTAAAACAAACTCCTGAATTTACAAATAATGTAAATTTCCAACCTGAATTAAAGTATTATTCTTTAGATACAAACACTATTTATCCTCCACAGTTAGAGTTTAAATGGAATGATTTTACTTATAATACTTCATCTGCTATAAGTGAAATATCTGCTACACCGGTAACAGTTACTCTAGAACAAAATCCAGGATTATTTACTTTAGATAGTGTTAATACTTT